CGTTGGGGATAATAAACGACCAAATAAAAAACATTAAAGCCGATAAGCGGTTCAATGCCCGAACAAAGGAACACGGACTTTTAGAGCGTGGCGACCTAAAGTGGGTGCGCAACTTTGGCGATGAAGTAGAGTGGCATCCCAACCCAAAAGGGACAATGCTTATCTACCAACACCCTAAGCACTTAGAAAGCAATGTAAAGTACAGCAACTTGTACGTTGGAGGTGTTGACCCCTACAATAAAGTAGAAACGGTAGAAACAGATAGTATGGGTGCTTGTATTATCTACAAGCGGTTTATAGGCATATCGGAAGAGTGTGAGATGCCTGTTTTGGAATACGTAGACCGACCCACAGCAACGATGTTTGAGGTGGGTAAGAAGTTTCAGGATAAGGATGTATTCTACAACAACCTGTACAAGATAGCGAAGTACTACGACTGTAAGCTATTGGTGGAAGATACCGATACACAGCTATTTGCCAAGTTCAAGGAGTGGTCAGCGGACTATAAAGTGTTAGCACCTATTCCCACAAACGAGGTGAGTGCAAGGACAAATCAGAAGAATAGGTACGGTATTTCACCAACGGAAGGGGTAAAAGTGAATTTATCTAACCATCTCGACACGTATTTGAAGGCACATCCCGAAAGTATATTATTTTTGCGGTTGCTGCAAGACTTGCGGAAGTGGGGTGCGGCAAACACGGATATAGCGATAGCCTTTGGTTATTGCCTTTTGTATGATAGCGACCTAAATGCAAAAAGAAGGGTTGCTAAGGAAGATAAGCATGGTGACGAAATACAAAGACCGTTTGGGGCGCAATATGTTAGGCGCAACGGCAAATTGGTTTGTGTTTCCGATGACCATTTCTTTTACGGTAAACAGAGTCAAACAACAGTCAAAGACAGATAATGGCAAATTCACTAAACATCACGAAACCGAAGCAGAACATTCCTGAAAGCCAAAAGAACGAAGAGTGGTACAGGAAAAATATTTACTACGGACTATCGCTATATCAAAGCCCATCGGCAATAGCACAGAGGGATTTAATGAATAGAAACTGGCGTGTGTATCAAGGCGATATAGGCGAGGATGAGTTCAACTACCTAATGTACCCCGAAGGGAACGCAGACCCTACCCTAACGGTACAGGCAATCTTTAGAAACTACCAATTAGCGTTTCCGCTGATACAGCAAAGGATAGGCGAGTATGTTTCCCAAAAGATAAATGTCAGCGTAGAGATAATAAACAGGGAAGCGGTATTAGCGAAGCAGGAAAGGAAGGCGGCTATCATGGCGGAGAAAATTGCTAAGAAAGCCATAGTGGATATAGAGAAGCAATTAGGCATACAGATACCTGTTGAGGAACGGTCATTGGGACTACCTGATGACTTAAAGAAATTGGAGCAGATGAAGATACGTGAAGCTGCGGAAGATTTTATGCTCAATGGTATTAACTACCTAATGACCAATTACGATTTCAAGGAGTTTGTGAAAAAGGGATTAGAGAGTTACCTAATTACAGGTGGATTTTTGGGTATTAATAGGCGAGTAAACAACGACCCTATACCTGAAAGAGTAATGCCACAGGATGCTTTTGTAATGATGAAAAGCGATGATGATGATGTGAGGTGGGGTGACGGTTGGCTTACAATGCGTTGGCTATCTATTCCCTCGATATTAGACAGCTATCAGTTGACCGACAAGCAAGTCGATGAATTAGAGAAGCTACAAAACATGACAGCTTCGGAGTTTAATTCGTTGTATGTACAGAACTCAAATTGGTATGACGGCTTTGGTATAGACTACTTCTACCGCAATATCGGTCAGGAAGATGCTAAGGTATTGGTAGTGGAAATGGAGTGGCGTAGTTTGAGCCATATGTACATTAAGAAAAGCAAGAACAAATTTGACGATGACTCTTACTTCTACAAAAAAATTACGGAAGAAGATTATGTGGACTTAAGCAAAAAGAAAAAAGACGAATTAGAGAAAGTTCCGTTCTATGATTTGCGTGAAACGACAATGGTAGGGCATCAGATGTTATTGAAGCATGGTAGGGTGAAAGACCAATTTAGGAGTGAGAGGTACGGATATGGTAGAGTGCCTTTACAGTTGTACGGTGTACAGAAAAACCCCATGTTGGCACTAATGACTATCCTTGCCCCTTTGCAGATAGAGTACAGTATTGGGTGGTTTCATATAGAGAGGCTATTGGCACAAGCGGGTGGCAAGGCTATTGAACTATGGATGCACAACAAACCTTCGGGGTGGTCGAATGAAAAGTGGCTATTCCATGCAAGACATAAAGGATTAATTGTTCGGGAATGGACAGAGGATAAGGGTATGTTGAGTGATGAGCGTGGTATGCAACAGGCTATTGACTTGGGGCTATCGAGTTCGTTGCAGTACCTTATTCAGTACGTTGGACTTATAGAGCAAACAGCATATCGGTTGGTGGGTACAAACCCTGCGGCACAAGGCTTTTTGCGTGGTGATGAGTTGGTTGGTAACGTACAAGCTAACTTGGTACAGAGCGCAACGAGTGCCGCCCCTATCTACTATGACATTAAAAGGGCGGTTGAAATGTCTTTGAACGATGCCGCTGATAAGATGAAAACATGGTGGAAAGAGGGGGATGTAAAAGTATGGTTGGGCGACAAGGAGATAATCCCTATGGAAGTAACCTCCGACATGGCGAACTACGAGTACGGCATCTTTGTGAAGAACGATGCAAGTGATGAAAAGGCTATTCAGAGGTTGGAAGCGCTCTCACAGTTGGCGTTACAGAGTGGTGGTGCGGAGTTTATAGATGTGCTAATGGAAATGGAAGAGGGTCAAAACGCTTCGGAAAAACGTGCTATTGTGAAAAAGGGCATGAGCGAAATCCGCAAGCAACAGCAACAAATGCAACAAGAGCAGATGGCTACACAGCAAGCTATGGCACAAGCGAAACAGCAAGAGGTGGCATTGAAAGGCGAAGAGATTAGGATTAAAGGAGAAACCCCGATAGCGGTGGCACAGATAAACAAAGAGGCTAAGGAGAATGTGAAGCGCATGGAGATAGAGCATGATGAGAATGTAGAAGAAATCAGTGCGGCACAGCAAGAAAGGCAAATCGCTTTAAAAAATGAAATGAAAAAAAGTGACATACCCAAACGCTAATAGGGCTGTTTTTATTTGAGGTGGTATAAATTTGTGAATTAACGATTATAAATTATGGCAGAAAATATTGAAAAGACTGCATTAGAGCAGGCAGAAGAAGTAAAGGCTGAAACAACTGAAACGGCTGTTGAAGCGAAAAGTGAAACACCAAAGGCGGAGAGCGCAGAGGTGGTAACAGATGAAGATGACGATGATGATATTACGGTATCTGATTGGATGAATTTCGGTGATGAAGATGAGGGTGGAGATAGTAAGGAAGAGGCGAAGGCAGAAGAGCCTGTAAAGAAAGATGAAGATGAGGCGAATGGAGATGAGTGGTGGGCTGTTGGTGCTAAGAAATTAGGCATTAAAGCCACAAGCGAAGAAGAGTTTTTAGAAGCTACGAAACCGAAAGAAGTTTTTGTAGATGCGTCAGATAAGGTAGTTGCAAACTTAAAGACATATTTGAGTTATAGCGATGAAAACCTTTTGAAAGCGGAATACGAGGCTTTAGGTTGGAGTAAAGAAGATATTGACAAGACTATAAGTGCGTTGGAAAAGAATGGCAATTTAGAGATTGAAGCCATTAAGGTTCGTAATAGCATAAAGGGTTCTATAAAGGAACGGACTATTGCGATAGAAAACGAGAGAAAACAAGCACGAGATAAGGAGTTGAGCTTCGTATCTACTGTGAATAACAATGTATCGAAGGCTATTGGAGGAACTGAAAAAGTTTTTGGTTTCAAGGTAGCAAAAGATACAGATGGTGTTACCCGATGGAAAACAGAGATGACAAAGTACATCACAACTGGTTCTTTCCAAAAGGATATAAACACTATCACCGAAGAAGCCTTTAAGGGAAATCCTGAAAGGATGATTGAGTTAGCGCAGTTTCTACGTAGTAAGGACGGTATCATAAAAGGGCTTGTTCAAAAAGGTAAGGGCGAAAAGGCGGAGGAGCTTTTAAAAGACTTGCGAAATTCATCTGATGGTGTGCGGGCGGCATCGGAAGGAAACGGCAAGAAAGGTTCTGTTGTTGGATGGTTCTAACCTACACATTGATAACGAAAAAACGAAAAAAAGAAAACCATGTATAACTTACAATACAGTGAGGCAACATACGATTCTTCTGTCTGTTTGACGGAGAACAACCTGATTGCCAACCTAAACAAAAAGCCACAGGTTATTGATACCCTGCATTTTGCACAAAAGGGGTATACAATGAACTTTATGACTTCCGCATTTGGAAGCGATGGCACAGGACGTTTACGTCTTGCTAATGACAACGTATCTTGGGCGGTACAACAAAGACCATTTGCTCCTATTATCTTTAGGGGTTATGTAAGTGGTTCTACTGCATCCGATGGTACTGTGATTGCTCTTACTCAAAATGCCCCTGCATTGGGTGATTCTTTGAAAACACAGGGCGGTTATGTAGTTCAGGTGGTATCTGTACCTACAAAGGTTACAGGCGGTTACAGCGTAAAACTGAAAAGCGTTGTTACAGTACCTACCTCTGAATTTGCGGTAAACAAAAAAGCGGGTCATATTGGAACTAAATTCCCTAATGGCTCTAAGCAAGGCTATGGTCGTGTAGCTGGTCTTGACTGGTATCACAACTGGTTCACCATTGCACGTAAGTCTTTGGACGTTGACAACTCTCTGCTTACTACTGTTACATGGGTAACTAACCCTACTGATGGTTCTAAGTATTGGTTCTTCAACTATCAGAAACAACTTTTGGAACAGCACCAATGGGAATTGGAGCAACAAAGGTGGTTTGGTCAAAAGACTACTACTGACAATGGTTCAACTTGGATGACTGATGATGAGGGCAACCCTATCATTTCAGGTGCGGGTTACATTGAGCAGACTGCGGGTGCTAACTCTGACACTTACGTTCCTTACAACAGCAACTTGGTGGAAAAAATCAAGGACAGGATTGTATCGCTGATTGAGTTCGGTGGTGCTGCTACCTATGCCAAGATTACTGCACACACAGGTGACGGTTACGGAGCAAGAGCGTTTGATGCTGCTATGCGTGATGACTTCAAGGAAGGCTACAAAACCTTGTTCTACAACGCTGTTGCTGGCAAGGAGATTGAGGTTGGTGAGCAATTTAAATCTTACTCTTTCATGGGTAAAGATGTTGTTCTCATGCCGAATATGCTGTTCATTGACCCACGCATCCACGTAGGTACACAAATTGAGGGTAAAGATAGTGCTGCATACGATATGTACTTCTTCCCTGTATACGCTGCGGGTCAGGGTCAGAACATTGCTTCTGCTTACCGAGTTGACGCACAAGGTCGTGGTGACAGACGCTTCATTGCGAAATACGAAGCGGGTATGATTTCACCTGAAAGCGGTGCGCCAATGTGGGCTGCGAGTGGTTATGACGGACACAAAGAACACTATTTGAGTGAGCATATGCTTGCGGTGTTCAATCCTGAAGAAACTGCATCGCTGAAAGCTGTTGCGGCATCCTAATGATTTGATTTAACGGTGGGGGTAGAGATACCCTCACCACTTTTTTATTTTTAGAAAATATAATAAACAAAAATGGCGAGTAACAAAGCAAAGACACAAGTGGTAGAAGATGAGATTACCTTTGGTGTTATTAGGAGAAACAAGGAGTTTGTGAGGCACAATGCTCCTATTAAGTTTTCGGAGTATCGTGATAGGGATGGAAGGTACAGACAGATTAAGTTTGACAAGAGCGACAAGGTTAATTACAATATGTATGGGGAAATGACATGGGGGGTAACGATATCGGAAGAGCCGATTTACTTTAACCTGAAAGACCCTATTGACAATTTGAAATTTCGGTTTGCGAAGGAGATGCGTGATAAGGACTTGCATCCGTTTCAAGCGAGCGCACCGTTGCTTGTTATTGACGAGCCTGAAATGGACGATGCGTCTGCGGTAGACCGCTTTGAGTTGGAATTAAAGGCTAAGAATATTATTGCTGATAAAATGAGTAATCCAAAGGACAGGCGTGAATTTGCGTACTACTTTGGGTTGCATGAGGGCAACGATAACAGGGTTATGAAGAACCTTATAGAGAAGGCTAATGATGACCCACGAGGTTTTATTGAGGCTTATGAGGATGATTACAAGCACATAGTTATTTTGGTGCGCAAGGCGGTGGACTTAGGGATAGTAAGCCGCAAAGGAGAAATTGGAATTTTCTACTTCAACGAGCATCAGTTGGGGGTATCGTTTGACGACATTGTGTCGGAACTTGTCAAAGACGAGGCGTTACTAACCTTATTGAACTCGGAGGTAGCTAAGAGGTAAATAAATAGCGTTATATGACGTATGCAGAAATGGGAGAGCAGTTAGACCTTGAACTCGATGAGAGTGGGGGGTTATGGTTCAATGATGACGAAAAGTCGGATTGGCTAAACAAGGCTGTTGACAAATTTGTGCAGAACGTATATATGATGTTTGAGGTTGATGAAGATGCGAGGGAGAAGTTACGGTTGCTTGTAAAGACGAGTGCTTTGCAATCGGGTTCTACTTTTGACTTGTCTTTGTTGACTGATTTATTTTACCTTTTGAGTTTGACAGGAAGTTTTACTGTTAGTTCGGGTGGTTCGAGCCATGTTATTACACGGAGGATTGCCCCCCAACAGTTAGATGACCTTGACGACCAAGACCCTTTTAGCAAGGGAACAAATGCCGACCCTCGATATGAGGAGGTTGGCGATGTCTTGGAGATAAAGAGTGTTACGCCACCCGTAAATGTGTACGCTCGATATTTGAAAAGACCAAAGGTTGTGGATATTGTTGGTAGTCCTGCTGATGTTTTGGATATACCCATACAGTTCCATAACGAAATCGTGGATATTGCCCGTGACATGGCATTGGAGAACATGAACTCTCCGAGATATGTAACGGCAAAGAATGAAACGAGAGAAAACTAATTTTGAAAAAACAAAAAAAAGATAAATAATGGCACATCAAACCATTCCTGAAAGTCTGCCTTGCGTGTGTACGCCTATTCCACAATGCGTGGATGTGGTTGCTGCTGAAACGGCTGACCCTACGATTTCTGCGGGGGTACTTACTTTACCTTCTGTTGGAGAAACCCGCACTATCAATTACTTTGATATTGTGGACATTGACTTAACTTGTGCTGCTACTGCTGTTGCACAGGTGAACACTATTGCGCCTTCAAGTTTTTCTGTTGGCACTTGCTGTGGCTCATCTGCTGTATATGAAATTCAGTTGTCGCAGGTACAGTGTGAGGATGTAGTAATCCGCACTTACAATGTAGACATTAACGCAGACACTACTGCTGCTGAAATTGTCGATAGCTTTGTAGCACAGATTAATGCTGACCCGTTAGCGTTTGTAACGGCTGCTGACACAGGTTCTACTTTTACGCTTACTGCTGACACAGCGGGTTGTGCGTTCAATGTAGATTACATCACTGACAACTTAGTAAACATTGCTACTGCTGCCAACGTGGTTGGTGCGGGGCAAGCTGCTAACTTGACTTATGATGGCGTTCCTGCTGCTAACTTTAGTGCTGCTGCTACCTATCACACTTTGGACATCACTTACCGTAGCTTTGTTGTGAACCCTGTTAAGGGTTGTGAGGATTGCTATAAGGCTTGCGAAGAGTTTTGCAGGTTGTTTGTGGTGAACGATGCTGATGGCGATGCTTGGCTGACAGCGTTCTACGACATCACTGATGGTACTGCAACTGCTGCTGGCTATTTGGCTAAGAGTGGTGCAAATCCAGCGTGCTAAGAGCCTAATATCTTAGGACTATAAAGGGGCGGTGAGTAAAATCACTGCCCTTTTTTTGTTTTATTATAAAGTGTTTATTATCTTTACGGCAAACAAAGATAGATGAAAAAAGAAGAACAGATACGTTTAGAGATACAGCGTTGTGAGGCGCAGATGGAAGGTCTTTCCAATGTAGTATATTCGGGCTTTGGTAAAACATTAACACAGCGTTCTAACAAAAGTATACTATCTTTGCGTGAACAGCTATTTGAAAGAACCTTAGCCTTACGTTGGGTATTAGGGGAGTATGAGAGAAAGCCAAAGAGGAACAAGGTTGGGTGAGTACAGATACATAAAGAGCAATACCTTACCTACCCTATGGGATAAGTACAGCAAGTCTTATATGCAAGACTACATAGAAACGCATGGGATAAGGAGAAAGGCAGCGGAATATTTGTATAAGCGGATAGCAAGGCGTTACTTGGAGATTGTCTTTGATGCTTTGATAGAGGGCGGAGAGGATGTTCGTACACCGATAGGCACTTTTGTAGTTCGGCAAATGAAGGCGGATAGGTGGAAAAGCACAGGCTATGCGAGGGATTTCACGATAGGCGGTGGTAAGAAGTATGGCATTAATGACTTCATGCGCAAGGGCAACAGTTACCCAACTATTTTCTTCAATAGCGATGGACAGGTGATATACAGAACGGTTATGTGGCGTATGTATCTAAAGGTACAGTATCGTTTGCGTAGGAGGCTGTATGAGGCTTTCTACGACCATGATTACGAGTACAAGCGTATGCAATGGACACCTAAGAAGAAGAAGAGTACAAAGGCTGTATGGAGGCATAATCAGTTGATAAGGGTGAGGTGATTTGAAAAACAAAACTTTCACCTATTGTTGTGAAGTATTAGTAATTCAAACACTATAAAAGGGGTGTCAGCTAAAGAAATTGTACTTTTGTGGCATGGGTAATTGTGCCGACTGCGGAGCATCATTTTCTGAAATAAAAAACAGGCTACTCCTTACGAGCAATAGGTCTGATATAAGCAAATGGGATGAGCATTTGTACTATTGGATTATTGAAGCGGAAAGGGCAATAGGAACATTTGACGGTTTACACATAGTCAATAACTACACAATAAAGCCTAATGCCCCCACAACAAAGATAGAGTTACCCGATGATGTGTATATGCTCACAGATGTATGCTTTGGCTCAAATCCAAGTATGTACACAGGCGTTGGGTCTTACTTCAATAAGAACTGCGCTTGCGGTGGTAACAACGGTTCTTGCGGTTGCATACGTTGGTACACCAATGGTTGCTACATCTACACATCAAGGAATGTAAGCGAGGTAACAATATCCTACAACGCTATACCTTTAGACGAAGAGGGTTTCCCTTATGTAAAGCAAGACCATGTTCCTGCAATCCTTGCCTTTATACGATTACAGATGTTACAAGCGAACTTTGACGAGGGCAAAGTAAATGGTGGCGTGTACCAAACAAGACAGAGAGAGTGGGCTAATCAGTTGAGGGTAGCACGTTCCCTTGACAACACCCCCAAGACCGATGCTGAAATGGATAGGCTATCAAACATATGGAACTCCAAGTTGCCTGTTAGTTACAGGTCAAACAGGGGTAGGGATAGGAGTTATATCTTAGTGCCGTTATAATGCAGAAATCAAGACCTAAAATAAATAACTACTTCTTAGGTGGTTTGCACTCTGACAACGATGTACAGTTGCAACCGCCCAATACATACCGTAGGAGTATGAATGGTAGGATACTGTTCAATAGTGACGGTGGCTATTCATGGGAGAACGATAAAGGAAACAAGTTTTCCTTTACAATGGTGGAGTACAACGGTGACATTTTAGTAGACTACGCTCCCATTGGCACAGCGGAGTTTGCCGATAAGATAGTGATATTTTCTACCAACGGAACAAATAGCGAGATAGGGTATATTACCATTAACAACGAGGGGTTAGGAACGTATCAGCAAGTATTCAATGATAAGTACGACCCCAATGGTGACTTACTGAACTTCAATGTAAACAATACGATAGAGGCGGTAGCAATAAAAGAGGCAGAGGGGATAGAGCGTGTATATTGGGTTGATGGTGTATCCATATCTTCTAATGAAAGGCGGTGTATAGACATTCTTTTGGGAGAGTCTATAAATTACACACCACAAGGCACAGGAGTGTACATATGGTGGTATTCGGTACATAGTTTAGCAAGGTATGCCGATTGGTCTATGGGGCGTATTAAGTACGTTCAAAGGATAGATGGAGCGTTAAAGACAGGGGTTTATCAATACTCCTATCGTATGCGTACGGCAAACGGTTATGCTACTGATTGGTATCCGCTGACACGCCATTTAATAATGAACTCCGAGCCGATAGACGCTGCCTTTAGCACTAACTATCAGATGCAACCATCTAATATTACCACAGAGTACGGTAACGAGTTGCAGATAACAGGCATAGATAATCGGTTTAGATATATTGACGTAGCGTATTTGTATAGCATAGGTGAAAATGAAACGGTGGAGGCTGGGATATTTCATACCCAAGAGTTATTCAGCTTCCCTACTCCTTCGTTAGCGGTATTTCATAGAAGCCACGCTGCCGAGCCATTAGCCCCCGATGAGTTCAATATTCGTAGGCTATCGGTATTAAAGGCAAAGACATTAGCGGAAAAGGATAATAGGATATTTGAGGGTAACATTGTAGAAACAGGGGTATTAGAACCTGATTTGAGCAATGCGAGTGTAACGGCTATTACCCGAAATATGCTATTGGATAACCTACCTAACGATTGGACATCCAAGCCATTTATGCACGTCAACCCTGTAACAACAACGGTAGATATACCGAGTTACACAGGGGCAACAGAAACCTATCAGATAGTAAACGAATATCCTAACTATAAGGGTACGCAATGGGAGCATCTATTTCCTTCATATTGGCGTGGTGAAACCTACCGCTTTGGGGTATTATTGTTTGACAAAAAGGGAATACCTAATTACGTATTCCACTTAGACGATTATACGTTTCCCGAACAGTATGACAATAGCAATGACTTTTGGCTTACGGAAGTAGACGGAGGTAAGTGGAACATCAAAATGATGGGGTTACAGGTAAATGGAGTTTCTATCCCTGCGTCTGTATTGTATGATGAGAACGGCAATCTAAATGTAAGTGGTTTTAGTATTGTAAGGGCGAAGCGACCCGAACAAACGAGGTTTCAGGGCATTATCACCAACACTGTTTTTGAGAACAACGATGAAACAGAGGGTGCTATACCAAGATACCAATACACCCGCCCCCTACCGTTTACGGAGAACAGTTTTGAGGGTAATGTATCACCAACAGAAGGTGCTTACTACAACAACAGTTTATTGGGTCGTGGATTTTCAGCGAGGGATAATAGCGAGTATGGCTCACGTCAAGGAACATTTTTGATGCACTCCCCCGATATTATGTTTGGGTATAAGGAAGCCCCAACATGGGAGAGCAACCATAGGATAAAATTGGTGGGTACAAGGGTAACGACAGGACATCAAGAAAACACCGCAGGGTATAATAGGTTGAATGTATTGGGTCATAGCATTTGCCACTACTACTCTAAGAACTATTCTTCCGACCCAAGTGGATTGGTTTCTGATTACAATTTAGGAGATACCTCGTTTATTGACCAAAGAGGGTTGGATGGTAACGGAAAGATACGCAAGACAGACCTATTCTTAGGGTATAACATTGACGAGTACGATAACCAAAGGACGGACTTAATATACAGTCAGTTCACGCCTATGGACTTTGATAACAGCGGTAACGATTGTTGCTGTTGTAGGATAAATAAATTTAGTTGGGGTTGCCCTAATAGTTTACTGATTATTGCTAAAGGCTTTGGGTCATTGCACTGTTCTGATTTAGGTAGTTCGCAAAGGAATAGGGTGTTTGTGGCTAACTATCAACAGCCTGTAAGTTCTTACTTTGGCACGGAAGATAGTCAGAACAGCTTAGAAACTACGGTGTATCAGATGTGCGGACACTTCCAACCGATTACACAGGCGGTGATAGACGATACCGTACAGCAGGATGGTAGTTTACTGTTTAATGGCATAGAGGTATGGGGTGGAGATTGCTACCCCTTTGGCTTTGATTTTACGAGATTGTTGCCACAGTACAGAGATTGTGAAACTACAAATTCAGGAACAGGATGTCAAGGATATGACGGTGATTGCGATGGTGATTGCTATGGAGATTATGCTGTGAGTATGATAGTTCCTTTGGAGAGCAATATCAACTTCTCTTTAAGGTATGGGCGACAGTTTGCGAAGGATGGCACAGAACCCGAAAACACGGCTTGTGGCGAGGAAATATTCTTTAAGAACGGCATACAGGAAAAGCAGAGGGAGGATTTCAATATCAATTCGGTATTGATGCACGAGGAAAACGTACAGTTTTTTGCCCCGATATTGGAAGCGATAAGGGATGAGAGGCGCAACCCCCACACGGTCATTTACACGGAGAGCAAGATATATGGAGAGCCAATAGATAGTTATAGAATAAATTTAGCTAATAACTTCTTAGACATAAATGGTGCATTTGGGGATATAACTAAATTGTTCTTACAGTATAATTTCTTATATTACTTACAGGAACAAGCATTTGGTCGGTTGTTTGTGAATGAGAGGGCATTGGTGAGTTCACCCAATACAGGTAGTATACTGACAGGTTCGAGTGGTATATTGTCGGGGGCATTGTACATCAGTACGGATGTAGGGTGTCAGCATCAGCATAGCGTAACACAGGGGCATAACAGCACCTATTGGGTGAATGTAGACTTGGGTAAGTTATATCGTTTTACACAGAACGGCTTAGACCCTATCAGCGATATTAAAGGGGTGCATAACTTAGTTTACGATATATGTTCTTTCTATCGTAAGAATGTGACAGAGTATGATAGTCCACAGGGGCGTGGTGGTATTCATGGCGTGTACGACTATAAGAACAATGAATTGGTAATGACATGGCGTAGGGGTCGTGAGCGTGGAGGCAATGACTTTATTCCTGTTGATAGAAACATAGATTTAACATTGGTGTATAATGAAATGGCGGGGGTATTTACTACGGAGTATGACATCTATCCTCACTTGTACTTCCCTTTCAGGGGCTTCTATTTCAGTAGCAACTATACAGGTAGCAAACAAGACTTTTATGTACACTTACAAGGCAATAGAGGTGAGTA